TGGCGGAACACCTGCGGAAGAAAAACACGAGGAAATAAGGCCTGTTTAGCCCGTTTATCAAACCGCCCTTATGCCTAGCCAAACCGACATCGCCGACGCCCTTGGACTAACGAGACAACGCGTCTCGGTCCTGGTTAAAAAAGGAATGCCCGTTAACTCGGTCGACGCGGCGGTCGCATGGCGTCAAGCGCAGGAAGACGGTCGAACCCGCCCAGCACCAAAGGCGGCGCCGGCACAACTCGACGACGGTACGCTCACCGACACCATCTCGGAACACCGCACACTGGTCGGTCGAGCCCGTGGCGTCTGGCTTGCCGCGATGGAGCAAGGCGATCCAAACCAAGGCAAGTACCAGACCGCCTATAATCAATCTCTGAAAACTTTGGTCGCCCTCGAAGAGGAGCAGGAACGCCGCCTCATTCTGGCGAAGGAATACATCAGCTCGAAGGAAGCGACCGAAGCCATGCGTCAGATGACCGGCGAAGTCGTGAACCGCTTGGACAAGTTAGCGCTCGATGTCGCCGAAGCTTGCAACCCCGAGAACCCTGCCAAGGCCGTCAAGGCTATCGAGGCTTGGGTCCGCAAAACGAAAGCCGACCTCTCCGCGAATGACGAAGGATGACCTCCTGGCTGTAGGCCGTAACGTCCTCCGCCCTTCTGACTCTGGGGACATCGTCGACTGGCTTGAGGAAAACGTCCACGCCATCCCTGACTCGCCGATGCCCGGGCCGTTCCGCTCTGAGCGCACGCCGTGGATTGCCGAGGCCTTACGCATCGCCGCGGACCCCGAGACTAAACTCCTCACCGTCCTTGCCAGCATCCAATCGGGCAAGTCTCTCTTTGCTCGGCTGTTCACTTGTCACATCGTGGCAAACGCTCCAGGGCCGACGATGGTCCTGCAAGCAAACGACAACGAGGCCAAGGACTTTGCTATCCGTTACCTCCGCCCCCTTTGGAATAACTGCCCGCCCGTTAAAGCTCGGCTATCTGACGCCGACCTAGACCGCTCGACGACTGCCGACTTCGACCGCATGACGGTCTACTGCCGCGGCATCTGGAACGAGTCCAACCTTCAGCGCCTGTCTCTACGCTTCACGATTGCAGACGAGTGTTGGATGTCACCGCCCGGGCACCTTGCCGAACTGAGCGCGCGCGTCACGGCCTTTGGCTGGATGGGCAAACGTATCTTTATGTCGCAGGGCGGAACGGCGGGACAGGAGTTCCATCAGCTGCACGAGTCTACCGATCAGCGGGATTGGAATATGAAGTGCCCATCGTGCGGTCATCTTCAGCCGTGGGTATGGGAGCAGGTTCGTTTTCCACTTGAGGCCAAGGAAAGCGGGACGTGGGATTTAGCCAAGGTTAACGACGGCACGACCTACGAGTGTTCCGGGTGCAGTACGCGACTGCCCGACACTAACGCCACCAGACTACAGGCCAACGCTGGCGGGATGTTCGTCCCGACCGCCATGTCCTCCAACAAGGGCCACATCGGCCTTCACTGGAATAGCCTAGCAACAATGTCCTGGGGCGAGCTCGGCGTCCTCATGCTACGGGCCAAGGACTCGTCAGACCAGTACGGCCTAGAGGATTTGCGTCGCCAGTTTAAGCAAAAGCGTTTGGCTCTCCCGTGGGCCGAGGACGGGGGCTCAATGACTACACCCGTTAACGCGTCAGACTACGCCCTTGCCGACGACTGGGCAGAGGAAGCGGTCATAACGCCCAAGGCTCAAGTCGCCTCGCGGGAAGGTTCGCCGGCGGGAAGTATCCCTATGCGGACTTTGGGCATCGACGTACAGCGTGGACACTTCTGGGCGGTCGTGCGCCGTTGGAGTCGTAGCGGGCAGAGCCGTCTGATGGCCTTCGAGAAAATTGAAACGTGGTCAGGCCTAGACGACCTAGCCCGCAAAATGGGGGTACACAAGGCCCTCGTCATGGTGGACTCTGGGGATAACACGCAAGTGGTCTACGCCGAGTGTTGCCGGCGAGGTTGGAAGGCGACCAAGGGCTCGGGCTCGGAGGACTTTGCCGTGACCTCGTCAAACGGACAGACGACGCGCCGCTTCTACTCGGACCCGCAAGCCATCATCGTACCAGGGCAACCTACCCGCGTCTCACTCGTGGTCTTCTCGGCGATGGCGGCTAAGGATTTACTTCACGGCCTCCGCGTCCGCAAGTTACACACCTACCCCCGTGACGCCGTTGAGGCCTACGCCTCTCAGCTGAACTCCGAGGTCCGCGTGAAGGACAAGCGCACGGGCAAGCCCATGTGGATTTTACCCCAAGGCGTTAAGGACAACCACGCCCTCGACTGCGAAATCCTTGCCATGCTCGCCGCGGTCCGCTGGGGAGTCGTCGGTCGGGAGGCTACGACCACGGAAGCCGAAGCACCTATTGCTTGACCCTATGCCCCAACCTCTCATCTTTGAAGCAAGCGAGTCGGGGGTTTGTGGGGGCGTGCAATGGCTTGGACGCTCGGATCGTTGGCCCTCGGCTCGCCCCCTTTTACCCACGCCCCAAGGTTAAGATGGCTTCCTCTGGCATTTTTATCGGGCTCACGGAGTGCGAACTCTTAGCCATCCGTACCAAAGCCGTTGAGGCTATTACGCAAGGCCTTGTCCTTACGAGCTACTCGGACAGCGGTTCGAGCGCCGGCAAGTCTTGGGCCATGCAGCCGAAGGAGATGCTTGCCGAGGCTCAGTACGCGCTAGGCATCCTCGACCCTCAGCAATACCCGGGCTCGGTCCGCATGACGGTTGGTCGGACGAATTGGAACAACCCAATCCGTAACTAATTTATGGCAGTCAAAAAGCGTCTACCCATCAAGGCCCGCAAGGGAACCCCCAAGCCCGAAGCGTCCGCTGGTGGCTGGCAAAGCACGGGGCTGACTCGCCTTCGTCTCGGGCAGTACGGCGCCCAGCCGCGTGACCTACGCCGCGACCTGTCCCCGTTTGACCGCCTGTCGATGGTACGCAAGTGTCGCTGGGCTGAACGTAACTCTGGCCTGTTCAATCAAATCTTAAACGACCTCACCCTCTACACGGTGGGCGACGGCATCAAGCACCAGTCCCACGCATCGACGCCCGAGGCCCGTGAGGCCTATAACGACTACTTCTCCGAGTGGGCTAAGAAGTGCGACATCACAAACCGCTTCTCGTTTAACCAAGTCCAGAACATCCTCCTTCGCGGTATGCTCCGTGACGGCGACTCTTTCGCAATCAAGACCCGCAACGGTTTCGACGTGCCTAAACTCCAGATCATGGAGTCCCACCGCGTCGGCGACCCTTTGTCCCCAGACGTATGCCCGCCCGGTATGCACGACGGCGTTCAATTCGGAGCCTACGGTGAACTGGCTGGCTTCTCAATCTACCGCTCCGACGGCTCTGCCCGCTACGTCATCTCTAACGCGGTTATGCACGTCGTCGACCAGGAGTGGGCCAGCGGTGCCCGTGGAGTCGGCATCCTTCAGAGTGCGGTGGACCTAGTGCAGGATAGTATGGACGTGAGGACGCTCGAAGTCCTCGCTCATAAGGATCATGGTGACGTGACAAGGGTGCTCAAGAAAACAGGTGGTTTTATGCCGACCGACATGGGTGCGGAACTCGGTCAGTCTACCCCTCTCTCGCAGGGCCAGCAGTATTCGTCAATGGGAGGTAAAATCCTTGCCCTTGAGCCCGGTGAAGACCTCCAGTTGCTTGCTTCAAATCGCGGCTCTCAAGCCATCGGCTTCCTTGCAGCACTTGAGCGCGACATCGTCCGCGTCCTGCCTTACGAGTTTGTCTCCGACCCTTCCAAGATTGGCGGGGCTTCCGTTCGTCTCGTAACCGCAAAGGCGGGCCGAGTCTTCGGCAAGTATCAGAACGTCATCATCACGACCCTCTGTCACCCGTCTTGGGGCTATGTCATCGGACAGGCCATCGCCAACGGTGAACTCCCTGACGACCCGTCTTGGACCGAAGTCTCCTGGACGACTCCTAAGAGCGTGACGGTCGACGGAGGCCGCGACTCTGCTAACGACCGCGAAGACCTCCGCATCGGGCTTCTATCCTTCTCCGAAGTCTACAATCAGCGCGGCATGAACTTCGAGGAGGAGGCTGAAATCAAGGCCCAGAACGTCCGCTATCTGCTCGACCTCTCTAAGACCTACGGCGTCCCCTTCGAGACCCTGTCTAATCTGCTCATCAACACGGCACCCGGCACGGTTGAACAAACCTCATCTACCCCTCAGCCCGACGCTGAGACCGAGACCTCTTCCTAATTCTATGCCACGTTTTCTTCTTAACGGTTTATCGGGCCGCGAGGCTTTGCTCATCGACCCTGCCAAGGCTAACGATCACCGCGTCCTTGCGGAAAAGTTCGGCTTTACGGATATGCTGGCCCAGCTCTTTGGGGAAGTCCCCAAGGCCTACATCGCCGAGGACGGCACGGGCGTCATCCCGATTGCCGGTGTGATTGGTGGCCCGGGCCTTACCCCATTTGAGAAGATGACGGGGGCGGTGGACGTTGCCGACATCGCTGACACCATCGACGACTATGCGATGAACCCGCAAGTGACCCGCATCGCCTTTCAAGTTAACTCCCCTGGCGGTACCGTCACGGGCGTTGAGGAACTCGCCAACAAGGTCCGCAATATCGCCAAGCCGACGATGGCATACTCGAACACCGAAGTCGCCTCAGCCGCATACTGGATTGCAGCCGCTTCAGATAAACTAGTCGTCAGCCCGTCAAGCACCGTCGGCTCCATCGGTGTCTATATGGTCGTTGCCGACTACTCGGAAGCCGCCAAGGCCGAAGGCATCAAGATGATCGTCATCAAGGCGGGCCAGCACAAGGCCATCGGCGTACCCGGTGCCGAAGTGACCCAAGACCAACAGACCCACCTCCAAGAAGGCGTCGACGAAATCCACGGCGACTTTAAAGCCGCGGTCCTCAAAACCCGCAAACTCGTCAAAGCCGAGGACATGGAAGGCCAAGTCTTCTCGGGCAAGCAAGCCGCCCAGCGTAACCTCGTGACGGGTCTCGCTGACTCCTTTAACGAAGCCGTTGAGATGTGGGCCGAGAACAGCATCGCCCCTGCCCCTGCAGTCCCTGCCAAGAAGAAGTAATCTTATGCCCGAAATTATCATCACCGACATCGACGGCACCATCCTCGACGGCGCTCAACCTGTCCAACGCGTCATCGACTACATCAAGGCCGAGGGCTACCCGGTGGTCATCCTCACCGCCCGTGCCGAGTCCGAGCGGGACAGCACGATTGAAGACCTCAAGGCCACGGGGCTGGACTATATCCGTCTTGTAATGAATGGCGGCAACGCTCCTGCCCCCGAGTTTAAGGCCAACGAAGTGAAGAACTTCCTCGAGGAAGGCATGGACCCAGACGTCTTTATTGACAACGACCCTGCCAACCGTGAAGCCGTCGCCGCCCTGGGCGTAGAAGTCGCCGACCCTGCCGACTTGAACGCTGAAAGCGAAGACCTTGAAGACGAGGATATGTCGAGCAAGGTCTTGGTAGTTGACCGACTCTCCAAGATTAAGATGACCATCGAAGACAAACTCTCGACCGCCGACCTTCTCGCCCAGGCTTTAACCGCCGAGCGTGACGACCTCCGTGCCACCGTTGAGAAATTGACCGTAGGCGCCGTCGACGAACTCACCGCCATCAAGGCCGACCTCGTCACCAAGGAAGCCTCCCTCTCTGCTCTCGGTGTCTCCCTCGAAAAGGCTACCGCTGAACGCGACGCCTTCGCCGCCAAGATCGCGGAACTCGAAGCCACCAAGGTCACGGCCTCCAAGGAAGCCGCCAAGATTGCCGCCTCCGTAGGCGTCGAACCGACCGCCATCATCCCCGGCTCCGACAACGTCGCCGCCAAGGTGGACGCCCTCGCTACTTTTAACTCCCTGACTGACCCAGTCGCCAAAGCCGACTTCTTCGCGAAGAACGCTCAAGCGATTTACGCGGGCATCAAGGTCTAATTTTTCTCTCACCCTATCTCACCCAAATAATATAATAAAATGGCCAACTCCCTAGCTGCGGCGCCTGCCGTACTTTCCGTCGGTGTCATCAAGGCACTTGCTAACCGTCTCCCGATGCTCTCGGGTTTCTCCACCGTCTTCACCTCGTCCATCCAGAATGGCGGAGCGACTATCCAAGTTCCACTGATCGGTACCTCCACCGCAACGGAATTTGGTGCCTCCGGATACCTCGAACAAAACGACGCAACAATCACGTCTTCCAGCGTAGTTTTGAAACATTTCAAAGTTTCCAGCCGCTTCTCGCCTCTCGACATTCGTCAGTACGGCGTTGGCTTCTTCGCCACCAACTTCGCTGAGACCGCCGCTATCGCTCTCTCCCAGAAAGTCATGACGGAAATCAACAGCCTCATCACCGCCGCTAACTACAGCTCGAACACCGTCACCGGCGTTGCTCTGTCCTACGCTGAAGTGGTTGCCGCTCAGAAGACCCTCGACGACGCTAAGGCCCCAGACAAGCGCGCTGTCGTCCTGAACAACACCTATATCTCCGACCTCCGTTCGGATGCCTCCATCATCGCTGCCTTCCAGCTCGGTGCCAACGTCATCTCGACTGGTTCCCTCGGTACGATTGCCGGCGCTCAGGTCTACCAGTTCAGCAACCTTTCTGCCAACTCGGAGAATTTGGCAGGTTTTGCCTGTGGTGTTGACGCAATTGCTTGCGCCACTGCACTGCCCTTCAACGAAATCCCTGGCGCTGATGTTGGTCAGGCCACCGACCCTGCCACTGGTCTCTCGGTTCAGGTCATGATTTTGCAAGAGCAGTCGGGTTACTACAACATCACTGCAACCTTACTGTTCGGTTGCGCTGTCGGTCGTGCTACCTCCCTCCGTCGTCTTCTGACGGCGTAAGCGTTGCGGCCTAGCCGCTTAAACGAGACCCCCTTGCCTAACCGCTTGGGGGTCTTTTGTTTTTACTCCCTGCCAAGGTTATACCATGAACT